GGGTTCAGACCGCTCGTATTCAAGGCAGGAATACGGTCGATTATCTCGTCCTCTTGTCCAGGGACGAAGGATCGCATCCAGTCCGTAGTCTCCCCTCCAAGGCCTTCGGAGGCGAAATCGGAGCCAATATGGCCCAACTGAGTTCCAAACGCTGCCCGTCCCGGACGATCCATTGCGATGTGGGTCGCGTGTTTGACGATGTGGCGCTGCCACGTGTAGAAGGGATCGACTGCACGGATACTCCTTTCGGGGCCGCTCAGGTTCACATAGTTACCCATCGTCTGCTCAACCTCCTGAGAGATACGTCGAGCGAACGAAGGGTCACGAGAGTGAACGATATCAGCAGCCGCGTCAAGTCTCTGCCGGGTGTTCAGATCAGGGCGCTCCTTCTTGAGTCGCGCCATTTCCGCCTTGATGCGGGGATCTGACCGCACCTTTGAGATAATCCCTGCGCGCCGAACTAGGCGTTCCGCGTACGTACCCGCAGCCACGAATCCCTTGGACGCCGCCTTCTCAAGCGGGCCGTGCTTCACGAGCGCCTCGCCCATGATTTCCACGTCTACCGCCACGCGCCCTCGCTCCTTCTTCTCGGGGAGGACGGTGTGGTGAAGGGACTGCCCAAGCTGGCTGCCGTAGTAGCGGTTCGTCCAGTGGTTACGCTTCAAGTACCCTTCCTCTTGAAGGGCCTGGTACAGCCACTTGTTGGCCTTATCCACGCCACGTGTCTGCTTGAAGCCTTCGTACAGACCGTAGACCGCATGGTCGCCCATGTTGTCCACCATATGCATGAAGCTGTTACCAACCGCGTTGTTCACGAGGAATCGTGGAGACAGTCCCAGGAGGACTGACTTCCACATACTCGTGCCCTTGTAGTAGATGCGCTTAGCCGCGTTAGCGGTGTTAGCCATTTCGATACCGAGGTTGTCCACCGTGTGCCGGTTGACCAGCCACACGTGCGGCTTCCCGTCCACCATCTTGATGGCCGCGCGCTCGGGTCGAGTGGTCATGATATCCTTACCGAAGCCCTGCATGCGGAGAACGAGTTCATCCGACGGGGCACCGGCGTAGATCGCCTGACCACCGTACTTGTCCTGCTTCTTGAACGCCTCCGACCGCTTGGTCAGGAGGGCGTACGCTTTACGGTTGATGCTTTTGTCCATCCACTTCTCGACCGGAACCAGAAGGCCCTCGGCCTCAGAGTGGTACATTACGTTGTCGTAGTTATACTCGAACACTTCACGGTTGATGCCAGCCCGCTTCTGCGGGTTGACTACCGCCGAGTCCATTTCTTTCTGAAGCTTGGAGAAGTTACCGATGAGATACTGGACAGCCGCCATGTTCCCGGCGAGACGCGCCTGGTGGGCATGCTCGTACGGAAGCTGCGACAGCTTGCCCCACTTGCCGCCCTTCAGCGCCAGCTTCTCGGCCAGTTCGTGAACGAAAACCTGACGATACTTGGTAGCGGGGTTGCCGGAAGTGAAGTAACCAATAGGCTCACGAGCGGACTGTTGGCGTGGCTTGCCCCGCTTGTCCAGTTCCATACTCTTGAGCCTTCCCGACCGCCCCGGCACATCGTACCGGAACAGTTCGGTCGGCTGCGCGTACCGGGAGAACCGCTCAGCGAGGGTGAGGTTAGTGCCCGCCGCCGTGTCGGCAGCAGCCCACTTGTTCGCCAGAGCGTTAGCCCCGAGGGGGCCGACCTGACGTTCCGCCTTCGCTAGATAGTTCGCGGCACGGGTAGCCTGAGAACCTTTCGCAGCCATGGCTGCACCCTTGCCCGCAAGGGTAGCGCCTCCCGTGAAAATAGCAGCCACATCCAGGATGGGCGCCAAGGGATGTTCGTACAAGCCCTTGCCAAACTTCACAAAGTCCCCTGCGAATAGAGGCGACCATGTTGCCCACTCTGCCTTTCCGATCTGCTTAGTCGTTTCGATAGGATCAGTCGCCAGCTTGTACAAGCCGGGGCCTAGTCCCACCACGGCGTCCGCCACGTCTGACAGGAGGTTCAACTGAAACTGGACGGGCGCCTTGATGATGTCAAGAAGGAGGGGGTCGCCCCCACCCTCCTTTCCGGAAGGGATTATAGGGGTGCCGCCTCCGGAGCCGAAGCCACCAGAGCCGAAAGCCACTTATTCTCCGATCTGTCGAAAGCCCCCAACTGCGGGGCCGTACTGCATCATTCCTTCCCTGCCGCGAGCGATAGCGTTCCACTGAGGAAGCGCGTACCCCGCGAGCATGGCGCGGAATGCCTGCAACTGCGCCGGGTCAGAGAAGTCAAGTCCCTGTCCGATGGCAGCCGCACGGTAAGCGTTGAGCATCGAGTTGAAGTCCGGGAAGTTGGTCTGAGGCATCTTGTCCTCGTCAACTCCGAACGCGGGGACATCGGAGAGCGCGCTATACAGGCCCTCGCGGGCATCTGTGTCGAACGCACCCTCCGCCCCTGCCTCGGGGATGTCTGGAATGCCGAGCATCGCCAACCGCTCCTGCTCGGGTAGCAGACCGAGCATGCTGAGGAGGGTCTGCACCCTCTCCCCCGAAGCGTTGGCCGCAGCACTCTGCGATTCAAGCTGATATTGCGAACGCTGCGCTCTGGCCTGAGCCATCTGCGCGCGGATGTCCGATTGTGCCTGAGCACCAAGCCTCTGCTGCACAAGAGCTTGGTATGCGCTCTGACGGTCGGCATCCACCGCCATTCGTCGGTCGAATGCACGCTCGTTGGCCCCGCTTCCCGCAAGGTAGGCGGAATCATTGAGCGCGTACGCGCCGAGTGATCGAGCGACGTTAGGATCAGCAACACCCTCAAGCATGTTGCGGTTCATCCTGGTGTTGTCACGCGCAGCCCTTCGGTTGCTACGGGCAGTCTGCTTACCTGCCTTACGCCACATTCCACCAAGCTGACCGAACCAACTCTGAATGTCTGCGATGTTCTGGTCGGTCTGAGCGCCCTGCTGGCCGTACTGGCGCCGAAGCTCCTTGAGTACAGCAGCGTACGGGTTCATAGACCGAGACGATGCGGAGGTCTTAGAGCCGCTGGCCCCTCCCCCTCCGACCATTTCTAGAATCTGACTCCACATAGGTACGGCCCCTTCCGGGGTCTGCGCGGAACCAGGTGCGAGAGAGTCAATAGGGCGGTCGTGCGTTGCTTCTACCTCTTCTCTGGTCTTTCCGATCTGCCTAAGAATGTCGGCAAGCGGGATAGTAGTGTAGCGTGGGTCTCCATACCTCTCTAGCTGTCCGGGCGTGATCGCTGAACCAGCGCCCGTCCGAAGGTTGTATGCCATCTACCTTCCTCCGTAGTGATGTCGTAGGTGACAGTTAGCGCAAAGTACATCGCACTTTGCAACCTCTACCTTTATGCGATCCCAACCCATGCTCAACCATCCTCGCCGGTTCTTAGCAGTTTTTGTGCTAGGGTCTCGGTGATGAAAATGTAGAACTACAGGGTCTGTTTCTGGACAATTAGCGCAACCTGCCTCCGCTTTTACCTCTCGAAGATACTCGGCCTTCTCATTGCGAAGTCTAGTAGCGAACTCTGTTGGAGTCATACTAGTAGACCGGAGCAGCCGGGGTGAATTGCCCCGCTGCGATTGCGTTGAGAATTGCCTGAAGAGTACCAGAGGTCTCCGTGTTCTTCTTCTGCCACTTAGCTTCCCTCATACCCAGGCGAATAGCCTGCATCTTGTCTTGGTACTCCTTCAGAAGTTTCTGAGTCTCGAAGCCCTGCGCGAATAGCGCCTGGTTTCGCTGCTGGCGGGCTAGGCCCATCGAACCTCTCTGGCCGAAACCGACCAGACCCGCCTGGTGCTGAGCGTTCGTAAGACCCTGAATCTCTTGGCCCTGCTCACGCCCGAGCATCTGGTAGGCGCCGTACTGGTTGTTCGGATCGTACCTACCCTTGTGCGTGAACCCATAGAACTGAAGGGTGTCACGGCGCTGATCTTTCAGCGCAGAAGTCGCCGTCTTGTAGGCGTGCTGCGCGAGAACTTTACTGTTGTCGTACGGAAGGGGAGCCTGACCATACGGCGTTGGAGCCGAAGGCTGCCCCGTAGTGGGGTTGACGGGCATCCGCCCTCCTTAGTATTTGATGATGTAGTGGAGCGCCATGTACGGAGGCATATTACCGCTCGTCTGCGAACCATTCGACTCAGTACCAGACCTACCAGTAAGCCCGCCCTGAGAGTCACCGCTACTCCCGACCAACGCATGGATACGGTTCGCTGAGCCAGTGGCGGTAGTGTTAGACGTGATATTCCCATGCGTTACATAAGTACCGCTGCCGTGGTCATGCGAGAGAAGCGCGGGAACTTTAGACCCGCCTGTCTCGCCAAGAGTATCGAACTCGGTCTGTCCCGAGTCGATCCCTACGACTACACGCCCCTTCAAGTTCGGGATGCCGAACGTCGTAGAGCCGTCTCCGGCCCCGTACGTCGTACCGATCACATCGAACAGAGCGGCGTAAGTCGTCCTGCTAACGGTCGAACCGTCGCAGATGAACCACCCGCTCGGGGCTGTACTGTCTGCGGTAATCATGATTCCGCCGGTAGGCCCGCCCATCTGGTGGACGTGACCAGCATCGTTAGTCGTCCAGAGTTGCCCCTGGCCGTTGATGTCCTGGTTGTACACACGAAGCTGGTTATTTCCGCCGCCCGGAATACCGACAACATCCTTAGGCCGGAACGTAACGCCAATACCAAGCCAATGGGTGGTAACAGAGGCGGGAGAGTTGATCGTCACAGAAACATCCGGCTGAGCAGCGCCGCCGTCTACCCTGTCCGCAGATGCTAGGCACATCCTTCGAACCGGAGAATTATCCTGTAGCGCGACCTGCGAGTAACCGGAGTAGCCGTTGGTAAAGCTGCTGGTGTCGATCTGATATGATCCAGAGTTGATACTAGCCGTAGCGCCAAAGATAGCGAACCAAAGCTCGCCTGCCTCTGCTGCGCTGCTGGCGTAGTCCAACGTAGCGGTGCCGCTTGTAGCGGTAAAGGTTCCGCTAGCTTCCAGCGTCAGATCCGCGATATCTCCGCCGTAGTACTCAATCATCTGAACGCAGTAGTGACACGTATCGTTCAGGGTGATGCTCTGAACTCCCGACCTAGAGGCAGCGTTCTCAATCTTCCACAAGAGAAGTCGAGAGTCTGTGACGCCGCCTCCTGACACGATTTCATGAACTAGCGTCCAGCCGCCGGGGGTAGAGGGGGTCGGAACGGTGCCGTCAGCGTCCCAAACGTACAGGGCTAGCAGCAAAGTACTACCATTCTGTGTGGCGAACGACCATGTAGCCGTAGCAGTTGTCTTGTCGAGTCCAACATTGTTAGCTACCTGGTACCTAGCCGGAACGTACACGCCTGTGGTAGGCTGTGCGATAAGTTCGATCATACCATCTTCCCGGAGGAAGCTGTTACCGAACTGGATTGTGCCCTTCACGAACACGTCTCCGGTCATAGCGTCAAGCATAAAGGTAAGCTCGTCGTTCATATCGAACGCGTGGATGCCCACCATCGTCTCGTCAGCATGCTCGGACACGCCAATCTCAACTCGCGCGCCTTCCATTCCCGCACCCGCGATAAGCGTAGTGGTAAGGACTAGCTGCGCCTCAAGTTGCTCGGCAGTGATCGTACCGACCAGAAGGTCGTCCGTACCGCCCAGGTCAATCATCCCGCTAACTTCATCGGATGGGAGACTATCGCCGTCTATATCTTCCGCGACAACCTTGAAGTAGTACGTTACGCCATCCTGAAGCGGTGAACCGTTAGGAAGGCCCCGGATGTACATGATCGTACCGCGTGTGTCACCGATGTAGTTCGTGTCGTCAGCGGTGAACGAGGACGTGGTACTGATATGCACCTTGTAGGTGATAATTGAGGGGTGCTCTTGGTAGCCCCACCTCAAGAAAATCGCGGACTTAGTACCGCGAACCGCCATGACCTCGGGTTTATCGGGAACAAACCCATCTGCCACCAGATCCTCGTTGGCGTTCCAAAGAGGGTCGATGTAGTGGAAGTCTTCGTAAATCCGGATGATTTGCGGCTTGTTGCCGGGAGGCTGGTAGACAATGTTCTGCTCCGGCCCGGTCGTACTGTCGGCAGGAGTAACTACCAGTTCATCCGTCTCCACGCTCCCAACCCGTATAGACGAGGGGAGCGTGGGCGGATGGATGAGCATGCTGTCCCGGACAACACGCTCTACGTCTTTCTCGTTCAGACCAGGCTCCGGTGGCTTACCGAAACGCTGGCGCTGCCTCCATCGCTTGATCTGTCGTTTCACTGTTCTCCTTAGACTCTACCAGGACGCATCCACTTCCACGCCAGCGCGGCGGAGCCGAGCGAGATATGCTCGATCCCGGTCAGGTTCGACTGCCAGAGCTTGAAGCCAAGATGCTGGCTGCGCTTGTTGAACTTCAGGCGCTTGGGCTGGTAGCCCTCCCTCCACACGAGGTTAGCGTCTTTAGCGCGCGTGATGCGCCACTTGCCATTCGAGATAGTCGCAAGCTGGTTCAGCCCGACCATCGTGGCGAACGAGAGATAGTTGTTGTCGAAGTCGGTCACACCCGCACCTGTGTACCCGAGCGACACGTAATTGCCCGTGATACTGTCGAGGCGGTAGTTCAGCATAAGCTGCTTCCACCGCTTCTTCATGTGCGGGTTGTTCAGGTCGTACCGTTTGGACTCGAAGTAGAAGTCCGGCCCCTTCGCGTTCGTGCTAGGCGTGATAACCCAGGTGAACAACGTGTCTAGACCCCGATCCTCGAACAGATCCTTCGTGTTGCAGATGTACGCACTGGTCAGCGAGTACGGGTTAGATGTGTTCCGGTCGTTGACCAGGTACAGCGAACCCTGCGTTTCCTCGAAATCAGGGACAACAGAGCCTTGGAACGCTACGTTCGTAAACGTGGTTACAGCCCTACGCTCTAGGTTGATGCACAGACCCACATAGTCTGTGGACGTGCCGTTACCATTGGACGTGTTGATCGTCTTGTCAGGGCCGATAGGCGCCTTAGCCTGGTCGATGTACAGGATGTAGTTCCCCGACCAGATCATCGACCACGCGCCGTACGTGCGCGACTTGAACTTCTGCACGGCTTGCTCGTACCAGTCGTCGATCCGATCCTCGATGATGTTGAACGCTTCCGTCCCATCGAAGTACCAGATCCCCTTCTGGCCTGCCCAAATCACGCCGTCGTTCCACTTCTGAATGACCATGGGGCCGAACGCCCCGTCGTCTACAGGGATCTTGCGCGGAGCGAAGTTCGTCTCGTCGGTGCCGAAAACACCGTACACCTCGTCCTCCTTGAACATCAGCAGACACGACGCGGTGGGAACCATCGCCGTGATCGGCTTGAGCGGGGGCTGTTCTGACGGGATAAGGAAGTGATCCCCGTCCGCTGTCAGATCGAGAGCCTCCGGATCGAAGATGTCGGAGAACCAGACGCGAGACTGACTGTACGGGTTGTTACGGCTAGACACCGGGCGGTTGGCGTACCATTGCCTGCCTGCCCACTGCGCCGTGATCCACCCGTGCTCCTTTGCAGAGTTGATCTTGGGGTCGAAACCATCAAGTAGGTCGATGGCTACGAACTTGTCCTTGTTACAGTTGATGGTCGCGTCACCTGCCAGAGTGAGTACGATGTCCGACTGGACTGAGGCGACCGTACCGATGTACTTCATATCGTCCGCACGGAACATGGCCCACTTACCGCCACCGGACGCGGTAGCAAGGCCCTGCCGCTGGAACTTAGTGTTCGCGCCAGTAACCCTTCTCGCGTTCGTGGTGGTGGTGATGGTACCTTTCGCCACACGCCTACTCAGTGGGCGACGTGCCTGGAAGTTGTAGTTCCTGCCGGTGACAGCGAGCAGCGCACCCTCCACGAGGGTTAGCGCAGTATCGCTCTGCACCGACTTCACGATTCCGATGAACGTCACACCAGTGGTTTCCACGTTAGTCCGAGAGTACACGAACATACCTGCCTCGGCCTCAGTAAGAAACTGAGTGCCGGAGCCGGATACGCTTGTGGAGTCCTGGGCCACCGTGATGGTACCCGTGCCAGCGTTGACTTTCGTAGCACCCGCCCAATGGACAAGTGCAGTCTGACCGGAAGGATCGACCCTTTTCTGCCATCCGATGATCGTGCCTCCCCATGGATGTGGGGAAGTTGACACCGAGTAACGTTCGCCAGTATTGATCGCCAACCCAAGTCCAGAACCGTAACCGTTGGATGCGAAGGTTGTAAGATCCGTGCTAAGTACATGAAGCTGCGGAGCGGTGCTCTCGCTCGCGCCCTGACCGATAACGGCCACCCTCCACGTACCGTTGGGATTCTCTGTTCCGACGATACCGATGCAGTACCTGCCCGTTAGGGCGGCGATGTCGTTACCGTCCTTGTTCTTTCCTCTCTTCACCGGCCCACGCCGTCGAACGTCGTTAGGCTTGTGAAGTACAGCGTCTTGGATGAAGCGCGCCTGACCGTCCGGGATCTTCCAGGGATCAAGCTGCGTGTTCATGCCCTCGGGCGCAAGAGCTACGTCTTGAGTCTCAAGGGGCATGTTAGTCCTCTAGGTCGCCAAAGCTCGACAAATCCCAATCCATCACGAGGACGGAATCGGGGCTGTCCCACTGCTTGATGAACAGATCCTGCCGCATCAAGCTGATCTTCTCTTCGTACTGCGCCTTGAACAACTGCGCGTTCTCGGCGTCGTCCTCCTGCGCGTGTAGACGATAGATCGCACCTAGCGGGATCGCTTTGTGGTGACGCTTCGGGATCAAGATGGCGTTCTCAAGAGTACCGGATGTGACCTCCGGGTGCTCGCGAATGTACACGAGAGTGAAGTCGCCGGTCTCCGGGATGGGCCACAGCCGCATCCCTTCGCCAAGGAAAAAGTAGTTGTACGGAATGCCGGTGAGCGCCAGTTGATCGCTCCTACGCTCGAAGTGCTCATCCATGCGGATGAAATTGATCCTGTACCCCGAGGTATTAGTATTCACGATCTTCAGGAGGGACGTGAAATCGGACGGGAGTGTGACTGCTCCGGTCGTCCCGTTCACCTCACCGGGTGCGCTAATCGTGTCTGTGCTCTCAAGGAACGGCCACGGGTCGCGGGTACAGATGTCCTGAATCGTATCGTTGATTACCTGCACCTTGTCCGTGGTCTCGATGTCCTCGAACCCGTGGAGGTCTAGGACGGTGAGCATTTCACTAACGTCCACTTAGACTCCCTTCGGAACGAAGATTCGAGGGAACGGGTGAACGCCTGTCTGTCGAAACGCATGATCGCGTACCTCCGACACCAGGGTTCCCAGGTCGTCCCACTTGGCTGCGCGGGCCTTCTCAAGCTCCGCGTTGTCACGCAGCATCGCGTCATAAATCTCTGACCCGTGCTTGCGGGTATTGGCCGCATCTGCCCGCTTGACCGCCTCTTCAGGCGTGGGGAGTTGCTTGCCGAACGTGAGGACGCACACCGGCTTCTGGCCGTGCGGCATCTTCACGAATAGTGCGTAGTCTCCGTAGAGCGGGTGCTCTCCGTCGATAACGCGTCCGAAGATCAGGCGGTCGTCGTATTCCGAGACAGCCCGATGAATTCGGTACATATCAAGGTCAACGACACCGCGCCCCGGAATGTAGATCCGGTTGACTGGCGAGTGCATCATGCTGACTTCTCCTTACTAGTTTAGGTACCGGCGAGGGATTTGCACCTCAACCTGCGCTTCGCCGTTGCCGGGCTTCTCGAACGGCAGACCGCTCATTCGTCCGCCTGCTTCACCTGGATCTTGCTCTCAGCCATGATCCTCCTCTCCGGTCAGCGGCAGGGCACGAGGACGCCGACGTGGCCGCCGTCGCGCAGCTCCCGCTTGAGGCACCGCGGCTCGCCCATCCCCACCGTCCTCGGAGGGGACGGCTGGTACTGATCCGCCGTCGCGTACCTCACGGTTGTCTCGATCTTGCAGCGCATGAGTCGCTCCTTTCTATGTCCAGTCGTACCGGGTCGAGAGGGGGATTGTGGCTCCCCCTGGGCCAACTAAGTTACGGTTTAGTAGCCGGTGTCAGTCAAACCAGTCAGCTTGGCAGAAGTGTTGCGCCTCTCGGCCACAACCTCCATATCCCGCTGAAGCGCCCACTCCCACATATCGAAGCCCGTGATCCAGTGAAGGAACGAGTTGTCCTCATCCAGGGGCTTGAAGTCCTTGGACTCGGCAGCGATATGGATACCGTCAGTGTCCGGAAGGAACACGGCACCGAGGGGGCAGTCCACGTCTCCGAAGAACGGCTTGTCCATGAAGGCAAGAACGCGGAAACCGCCCTCAAGCTTCATCGGCTCAGTGAACTGAACCTGCGACTGAAGATCGTTGAAGTACGCGCGAGTGATACCGAACGTAGTCCAAATCTCAGACGGGGACTCGCCAGCCTCCATCCGCACGCGGTTCCACATCTGGTGGAGGTCGTCCTGGGAGAACGCCCCACCCGTGGAATCCACGAGCGAGCGCCACTGGTCAAGACCAGCAGTCGCCGGGTTCAGACCGCCAAAAGACTCCGAAGAGATAATAGCGGAGATACCCGTGATGCCAGCGTTGCCCGACGCATCGACCGTGTTGGCACGAACCAGGAAGTGGTTCGCGGCAAGGCCGGTCGGATCGGCGGTAAACGTGACATTGAGGGTGGACAGGTTGACAGACAGAACTTCCATATCGACAGCGCTAGCCACCGTAGAGGTGAAGTTCGCAGTACCGTCGAGAACCATACCGGGGACGATATGGCCCTGACGGATCGGGGCATCGGACGTAAGCGTGAACGAAGCCGCGCCGTTGTCCACCTCCACCTTGGCGATTGCCGCAGAGGCGTTGATGCCGCCCGCAGCCGCAGCACCGGCGATGTCGTAGCCACCGTAAACCTGGCGAGCCAGATCCTTACGGAGGTCACGATGGAGGCCATCGGCCTCGTACTTCAGCGCCCGCGCGAAAGCGGCAGCGTTATTCGCCGTGGAGCGAACGGCCTGACCCGTAATCTCTCCACGACCGTACAGGGACTTGAGGTTGTACACGGCGCGATTAGGCCGCTGCTTACCGGCAACCGGGAGTGCCCCACGCTCACGCGCAGGCCCGACACCAGCATTGCGACCAAGATCGACCGCCACGACAGCCTTCAGACCCTCTACTAGTGAATCGGCACGCGACTCAAGACGGTTCAGACCAAGAACCTCGTCATTGACCTGACGGTTGATTCCCGGAATGTACACCTCCTTGAGAAGCGTTGCGATTGTGTCTCGGCCAGCACCAGCCATCCGAGATACCTCCTAGAGGGTAGAAGTTGCTAGGGCTAAGACTCCTGATCGAAGAGCTTCTGAGCTAGCTCGACGGCGTACTTATGACCCTCCTTGATCGTGCGGAACTCGACAGGCTCTTCCGTGTGAGCCGCCCCACCCGTGACGGGCGAGACACCCTCCGGAATCTCCTGCTTGCGGGCCACGTAGTCCGTCGCCCACCGATCCCGCATGCCCTCGTACATTTCCTGAGCGGCCCAAAGGTCGCCAGAAGTCGAGGCCGCGATCTTGTAGATCGAGTCCATATCGTCGTCGTCGTACGAAGTGTGCTGCCGCCGGATGTCCGCATCCTGTCGCTCGATTTCACGAATCACCGACTGCTGGTACTCGTCGAAATCGCGCTCCTGGGCGCGCTGCTCCTGCTGCCGCTGCCACTCGCGTAGCTCGGAAACCTCTTTCACAAGAGGATGTTCGGGGTCGATGCCAAGTTCATCCCAATCGGTACTTGGGGTCTGAACCTCGGCCACTGCGTCCGCTGCCATGCTCTGAGCCTCGCCCAAAGACCAGCCAGCATCCGTTAGCGCCTTAGTCAGTTGTCCGTGTACCTGACGGGCGAACTCGCCGTCCGAACTCAGCTTCGTCATGAACTCGTACGCCTCACGCGCCTGCGCCGGGTCTACCCCGTCGAAAGCCCGTCGAAGCTCCGAGATTTCCTGACTTCGCTGTGTGAAGCCCCGCTGGAATGACTTGTAGGCGGTGATGATTTTCTCCCGCGCAGCGGGATCATCTACGCCCTCCAACAGGGATTCAAGGTCGGCCCTTGGAACGAACTCTTCCTCCGGTTCCTCGACCTCGGGGGCCGGGGGATTATCGTCGGGAGCGTCCGGTGCCGTCGCAGCAGGCTCGGGTGATTGTTCGCTACCCGGCTCGGGGAGAAAATCCGCGGCCTCAGGATCTTCTGCGAGCAACTGAGCAGCGAGTTCGGTCGCGCGTGCTACATCATTCTGTTCGGGTGTATCAGACAAAGTGCCTCCTAGTTAGGGGAGTGGGCTACGCCCTTGTTCCCTCTTCTATAGCGCGGGGTACGACCCGTTCGTACTCCACGTCCTCGACTACCGACTCGCGTTCACGAGCGGCATCGAGCGCGCCAGCGATCAGTCCGCGCGCTAGCTCACGCATAGCGGCGGGGTCAACCGCAGGCTGCGACGGGCCGGTGTTGCGCGTCAGGCCCTTCGCCATGTTGATCTTGTCGGTCAGGACACCGATACCCGTCATTAGGTCACGAGCGGCTACTTCGCCTGCCTCGACTTTCGCTGTCCACTGCGCCAACGCCAAATCTCTAGCACGACTCGCATCCTGGATAAAGACCTGCGCTTGCGCTTCCGCGATTGTTTGGATGTCCTGTGAGACTCCATCCTTCTCCCATGTTTTCTTCCACAGCCGTACCGTGGAGATAGGGACGCCGGTATCGCGGGAACTTCTCTTGACGTTTCCTTCATTCACAGACAGGGCGAGGTAAACCCTCGCCCTATCATCGTCAGTATACTTACTTCGCTCCGCCACTAGGCTTGCTCGCCGCCTTCCTCTTTACCTCTTCGTCGAGGTTAGCTTTGCGCTCAGCGAGCACCATCTTATGCACGGCTGCCGCCGTGTCAAGTTGCTGCCTCGCCATATCGCCTTGCAGCTTCACCTGCCGCTGCGCTAGGTCGGACTCCACGAGAGGATCATTCCCTGCCTCTTCGGCGTCGGGTTGATCTACGAAGTCCTGAACCATCGTCTCAAGCGGCTGCTCAGTGAACTCTTCAGCCGATGCGTCCACGCCAGCCTTCTGCATGATCTTGCTGGCGACGGTCGGGCCGAGCGTACCGTGCATCGAGAGGGAGACGCGTGGCGACTGCCCTTCGGGTACGGGTGCCTTAGCCCTCGACTGCTCTTCCTGCATCATATGGTGGATGTAGAAGCGCCGCTGGATCTGAGGCGGGAACTGCTCAAACTCCACCGACACCATCATTTCGTGGTGAACGTCCAGGTGTACTGGATCGTTGTCGGCGGGGCCTGGCTTGAGCGAGGCACGCTCAAGAACGTCCATAGCCTCCTGCTCGTCCATGATAGGCTCGCCCGTCTCCGGGTTCACGCCTGACTGCACGGCCTGCTGCGCCATCATGAATTCCACTGCGTTGATAGGTTCGCCACGAAGGATCTTGTCGTTCTCACGATACGCCTGATCTTCGTCGGCTGCCCACTTCGTCGCCACCGACCGCATATCAGCGATGTCGAGGTATTTCCACGCCTGCTGAGGCGCGAGGATACCACGGTCGATATACGATTCAATCCGCGCCTGTCTACCCGCGCGCGTGCGCGGAAGACCGGAACCGGACTCGGCAGTGACATCGACCCCTCCGGCGATGTCCGCCCCCTTGAACTTCTTGACCTGGGTACTACCGCCGCCGCCCCTGATCTTCAGGAGCCTCGGCTCGACGTAGTACTCCTGAGCCAAAGTCAGGAGGATCTTACTCGCCCGCGCTAGCGCCATTTCGATCAGCTTGATCGTCGGGGCCAGGCGGTCGGTGGACATTTCCTGTAGAAGGTCGATGGCAACTCCCGCCTCCACGTTAGGAGGTACGGTGCCTTCGGTGACTTCGTTGAGCATGAACACCTCGCGTAGACGCACCGTTATGTCCTGAAGGTGCTCGAACACGTACGGAGGCATGGCCGGGAGTTGCTCAACCTCCGGGCGCATACCGCCCACAGGCTGGAACTCGTAGACCGCGCCAGGCTCCGTGGTGAGTCGGCGCTTCAGGGAGCCAATTGGCGCCCACACGCGAGGTTTGATCGTCAGGTTCTTGTACTCAACGATCTGACTAATGGTTCGGTTTAGCTCCTTCTGAAGCGGACGCGCTGCTGTGACAACGCTGTCGTCGTACACCGAACCGGGTACTCGGACGCCTGGGAACTTCACCAGCGGTAGCTGGTTCACCTTGTAGGGCCAGGGGCCGTCGTACAGAATGTTCTTCTTTGGGTCGGCTGACCCGTCGTTATCGGTTGCCTTGTCCTCCACCCACACAACGTAGCGCCCCTTGGGCAGTCCGCCTTGCGGGATGAAGTAACCGAAGTATACCTTCTTGACTGAGGGGGTTTGCGACCCGTCTTTACCAGTGTCGCTGCCACCCAAAGGAAGGCTTCTGTCGGGATCGACCGGAACGCTATCCGGCTCGACCCGAACCTTGAACCGGGCGTAAATCTCGTCCGGGTCAAGTGAGTGTTCGCAGATTGCGTACTTCGCCTCTGTCCACGTCTTGGCCGTTGGATCAAGCCACACCTGGAAAGGCGACAGCACATCGACCCTCACGTCGCCCAGGAACACAGTCTGGTCGGAGTAGTCCTCCGGCAGACCCATCTGAGCAAGCTGAGTCTTGTACAGGCCAATCAGTTCATCGTTCGTGACTACCTGACCCGACTCCGGGTTGACGGTGAACGTCATGGGCTTGCCCGCTAGGGCGTCCCACGACAACTTCCACCAACCCTGACCACCGAGGATTGACCAAAGGATGGCTTCCTCAAGCTTGTCCTCAAGCCCGAGTTCCACCCACCAATCCTCAAGTAGAAGCTCAGCAGTCTGCGCCGCACGAACGTCCGACTGAGACGAGGACTGCGGGGTAGCAGACAGGACTGGCTTCGTCTTGGTCAGTTTCGCAAGGAGCGACTGGGTACCGGGGGTGATCTGGTTCGCCTGTAGGCGGACACGGTACCGGGGCTTGTCCCCGTCCTCGGTGCCAAGAGTCTCAAGCCGTCCACTCTTCGTAGAGAAGGTGTACTGCTTGTTCCGGTAGAACGCCATGTTCAGGCGCCAATCCTTCTCGTGACTCTTGCGGAACTTCTTCAGGTCGTTGAGCTTGTTCGTGAGGTCGGCGGCAGTACGCAGTTCGGAAACGGGCTTGATGCGCCCGGTGTTTCCTCGGTCTGCCACTTACGCCTCCTTAGTCGCTCGGGTAAATTTCAGCACGGTACGTCACGTTCGTGTTAGCCGAAGTCACGCACCGGAAGTACTTGTACTTTCTGCTCGTGGCGTTAGCCAGGAATATAATCTTACCACCCGTCGCTGTCGAGACGATGGTGGCTACGGCAACGGTATCGGTCGCGTCAGTGATGTACGCGATGTCGTACCAGTTGGTTCCGTCCGGGCTACCCTGGAACTTCCAGGTGACGGTCGGAGTACCACCGACCGCCTCCACGACAAACTGGAAAGCTAGGGCCATGTAATCGGCCCCGATCTTTACAGCAGCGTGTGTGTTGTTGCCGGTACTTCCAGCGGCCGCCAGAAGGTGCCGGTCGTAAACAAGTCCCATCTATCTTCCTTTCCTGCGCCTCCGACGCCCAATACCGCCAGGGGTGCTCCCGCTTGGGGGCGGGTCGCCTCCGCTGACGCCAACAGCACCGAACGCTTCCTCCGAGGGAATCCCTGCGGGAGTGAAGCTGATAGCGCCTACGCTGATCGAAGGAGTGCCAAATGCTTCCTCGGGTGCGATACCCGTGATGTTCAGGTTCACAGCCCCAGGAGTTACAGTGGCCGTGCCGAACGCTTCCTCGGACGTGATGCCCGAAGGCGTTACAAACTGCGCTCCGGATGCCACTTCAGGCACGCCGAAGGCTTCCTCCGACGCGATGCCGGAAGGAGTTAGATTGACCGCACCGGGGGTGACGGTCACGCTGCCGAAGGCTTCCTCAGATGGAATGCCTGCGACAGAAATGATGTACGACACGATGAGCGTGCCGAACGCCTCTTCACTGGCGATGCCAGTCGGAGAGACGGTGACAGCGCCAGGTGTTACGGTAACTGTACCGAACGCCTCTTCGCTTGCGATACCCGCTGGCTGAATGTCCTGAGTGGACGGCCCGCCTAGCAGTTCCGCGATAGCGCCGCTGTCATAGAAGATCAACATTGGTTAGCTCCGGCCGCTATCCCTAGACATTAGACCTTCCTTGTTGACCACGGAAGGGTGATAGTCCCTGCTGTTGCTTTCACGCTGAATCTTCGGTTGTGCAGGAACGGTATTGAAGGGCTTACCCACAGTAGTTCGTCTGTTGGCTGTGAATCACGAATAATCCACTTCTTGAAGCCGCGCACTGTGTCAGCAGAGCGGGCCTTTTCGTACATGCGAATCTCTAGCACGTCCCCATCGACCATATCGTTCAGGTCGATAACTAGCCAGAACACCCCATCGGTACCGTCGTTATCGGTTCCAAGGAAATGTTCGGTAGTGCCGGACGTGGTTTGAGAGCCTGATTCGTATTCAGTTAGCGCCATAGTTACTCCGCTGCGTAAACGGCCACGTCGCGTACCTCAGTCTCGAAGCTAGCAAGACGGGCGAATACGCCGTTGACCGTATCTGCGTTGATAGGCCAGTATACGGGTTCTGAGGGGAAGGGGCCAGTGATAATCTCGGTCTGTCCCGAGTAAAAGAGCCATTCTCCGATGGTGGTAACTGCCGCCGATGTGTCTCCAATTCCGATCTGAACGACAGTGGTACCGCCCGTAGCAATCGTGGTATCGGTAGACGCCCCGTATCCTACGTGCCACCACTTGTAGTCCTTAGTGATCGGGTCTAGGATAGTAGTCCACGACCCGAAAGATCCGGACGCAGGAGTCACGTTGGTTCCCTGCGAAGCAGCAGTAGAAATTCCGAGTCCCTCCCATAGAGTAGGGACTTCCATTCCATATCCTGCTGCGCTTT